CAAGTGGCGTCCTCATCAAATAGCATGGCAGACCTCAAGAACCTCTGTTGGTGGATGCGTTTGGAACTTGGTTCATCATCCTTCGTCAGGGCAGCTATTATTTATGGATGGCCGAAACTTGAGTAAGAGATTGATGGATGGAGAGCCGTTGTACGATGACCGGATGGAATGGCCGATGGATAGGGATGGATGGGCAAGAGTCCTCCGACGACTGATGATGAGCGACGATCCAGGTCGGGAGGTCCGGTGATGTCGGTAGAATTCACATGACATCAGGTGTCGAGCTGCTCGTATCTTTTTTACTCATTATGATAATTTAGGGGTTTACAGCAGAAGGTCTATTTGCTACTCTATATGTGTAGCAGGGTTGCTACTAACTCAAGTTCGTAGAAAGGAACTTATCATGGCTAAATCAGCTAAAAAAGTCGTTGCTCAGGAAATCACTTTTCAGGGCATTAATTCTCTCCCCGAGGACCAGCGTAATATGGGCGTCACCGCTCAGGACATTTTTAAGTTTGTCCAAGAGCAAGCTGGCGGCAATCCAAATAATGTCGGTGTCCGGCCTACTGTTGATGTAGTTGGTACGCCTAATCCTTTTCCTTTTGAAAAGGCAAAAACATTATTTGACGAGGTAGGCAATCCCAACCTCGCCCTTCGTGGTAAGGTAGTATGGCAGTTGATCAACTCCGACAGCCATGGTGGTGAGGTTGTCACCCTTACAGATGTAGACCTAGCCCACAAGTCAATCAAGGCAAGAAAGTTCCATGCCTTGTTGGACGCGCTTAATGGTGGACAGTCACCATCAGCCAAGGCTACATGGGGCAAGAACTTCGTTGAGCTGTTCGTTATCCCAGCTTAATTATCCTAGGATGGGCGGCCGATGGTCGCCCTTTCTTTTTTGATGGATGGATGGATGGAAACGGATGGATGGAGATGAATCTCTATGTATATATGCATAGTCATATATACTCACACTACATCATTAAATTTCGCTAGACTTCTAAAGAAGTCAATCCTGGTCGCTGTGACAATTTTGTGCTGGCAAGATAGCGCGGGTGCATTTAAGTATTTACATAACGCAACCAACAAAGGGTTTAATCAATGGTTTATGTTTATATGTTTTTCTGCACGTTATGCATGGTGGCTGGTGTCACTTTAATGTTTGCCAGCCTTGGCAGTTTTAACTTGCCGCCGCTCCACCATTATATAAATGGGTTTATGTTTCTAATGGGTTTTGTAATTGCTGGTTTTGGTTATGCCAGCGCATGGCGGCACAAATGCTAATGGGACTAATTGGGGTTATTGCAATTATTTTTGCATTAATGTGCTTTTAGGGGTTTACACCCATATCCCACCTGTGGCATAAAATAGGTATAGCCACCGCATAGGGCGGCGGCGTTAACTAAAAAGGGGTTAACAATGGTTAACACAACAACACAAGCGGCACAGGCTTTTAACGGTGCAAATGGTGCGGCTAGCAATATTAATGTTGCAGCTATGGTCGCTTTTATCAACGCTAACGGCATGGGCAATGTCAACTTGCAGCTAACACCTAACGCCTTGGCAAACGGTGTGCTGTTCGGTGGCGGTGCATTATGGCGTGTCATGCAGCCTAAAAAGTCTGGTGCGGTTAGCGCACGCGGCCTTATCTTATGGGCATGTGTTAACGGTGTGCCGCAGCATACTGTTAAGGGTGTTAAATGCTTTAATGTTGCTGGCATTAGCACAAAGCTCCCAGCCAAGTTAGCAGCCGTGCCTATGGCAGCTATACAGGCCGCGCACCAGCATTGGGACGCTAGTGTATTTGCTAACGCCACTAGCAACCATACTAACCAAAACGCGGTTGCAGCCGTGCTAAACGGCGGCTTTAATCTTAGCAGCCAAACGGCTAACACCTACGGCACGGCTTACGGTCAGCTGGTACTGGCAAGCTAAACCTTAGCGGCGGGGTGCCAAAAGGTACCCCGCCGCACATTTGCCACATGTGTGGTATTTCTGCAACAGGGCAACCCCCCTAGAGAGCGATGAACCTGTACCAGCGCAGTGCAGTACACGGTTCTCTCCAAATCGTTACCACTCTGAAAATTATACAGCGTACCCCCACCCCCCTTTTTGAAACAATGATCGGAGAGTCTTGCGCTAAGAAAATTTTTATATTATTAAATAATTATGACAAATGCCCCAATGACTATCCCCGAAGAAGTATTGAAGCAGTATGCGCGTTTGCTTGAGAAGCAGAAACAGCACATCTCGAGTGATCACGCGAAGAAGGATTTTATGGCCTATTGTAAAACAGTATGGCCTGAGTTTATTGAGGGGAAGCACCATAAGATAATGGCGCAGAAGTTTAATGGTTTAGCTGATGGTAGTATTAAGCGGTTAATTGTGAATATGCCGCCTAGACATACGAAGTCAGAGTATGCCAGTTATTTATTGCCGAGTTATTTAATGGGGTTGAATCCAAAGTTAAAGATAATTCAAGCAACGCATACCGGTGAGTTAGCGGTGAGGTTTGGCCGAAAGGTGCGTAACCTTATGAATAGTACCGATTACTCTCTGGTCTTTCCAGATGTAAAATTACGGCAGGATAGTAGTGCGGCTGGTAGATGGGAGACCCATGCTGGTGGTGAATATTTTGCGGCTGGTGTAGGTGGAGCGATTACAGGCCGTGGTGCGGATTTAATGATTATTGATGACCCGCACTCTGAACAAGATGCGATGTCACCCGCCGCATTAGAGAATGCCTATGAGTGGTATACATCTGGTCCACGGCAAAGACTTCAGCCTGGAGGAGCGATTGTAATTGTGATGACGCGTTGGTCAGAGATTGATTTGACTGGCAAATTATTAAAGCAGCAAGCGCGAGATGTATTAGCTGACCAATGGGAAGTGGTAGAGTTTCCGGCATTATTAGAAGATAAAAATGCTGATGATGGTCATAAAGTGCTATGGCCTGAGTTTTGGAAAAAAGAAGAATTATTAAAAGTTAAAGCTTCATTATCAGTAGGTAAATGGGAAGCACAATGGCAGCAGAATCCTACAAGTGAGACGACTGCTATTTTGAAGCGTGAGTGGTGGAATCAGTGGAAAAAAGAAGATATCCCTAAATTAAGTTATGTTATGCAGAGTTATGATACAGCATTTAGTAAAAAGGAGAATGCTGATTATAGTGCGATAACCACATGGGGTGTATTTTATCCAGTTGAGGGCGAACCACCCAACATTATTCTAGTAGATGCGCGGAGAGGTAGATGGGATTTCCCTGATTTAAAGCGTATTGCAAAAGAAGAATATGATTATTGGGAGCCTGAATGTGTGATTATTGAGGCAAAAGCGACTGGTATGCCGCTGACGCAAGAATTGCGTAGTATGGGTATTCCTGTGCAGAATTATTCCCCGAGTAGAGGTAATGATAAGTATACTCGAGTAAACTCCATTGCGCCAATCCTAGAAAGTGGGTTAGTATGGGCTCCAGATACTAGATGGGCAGAGGAAGTGATAGAAGAGTGTGCTTCATTTCCGGTTGGTGAAAATGATGATTTTGTTGATACAGTAACACAGGCTCTCCGACGTTTCCGCGAAGGTGGGTTTATACAGCACCCAGAGGATTATAACGACCATGTCGATGTACCGCCAAGAACGAACTCCTACTACGGATAGAATTGAGGAGTTGAAAAAACTCCTTGAGATTGTTTTAAATAGTTTAGAAGATAAGCCAGCCCCAATGCTCCGAGTTATACAGGGAGGTAAAACTGATGGCAAAACAACCTAGCCCTTATAATAATGTTGAGCGTGAATTTACATTGGTTGGTCAGCAATTAGAGTCAGACCCATTAGAAATAGAATTACCGACGACTGCCCCTGAACCTTCTTTTGATGGTATGGAAATGTCAACAATGGAAGATGGTTCAGTAGAGTTTGCCGAGCCTGATGCGGAAGATAAGGGTGAAGCTGCTTTTATGGATAACCTTGCTGAGTTTATCGATGAGGATGAACTTACAGGTATATCTAGTATGATACTTGAAAAAGTAGATGAAGATAAAAGTTCCCGCAGTGAATGGTTAAATGTTTATACAAAAGGTTTAGATTTACTTGGTGTTAAGTATGAGAACCGTACAGAACCATTCCAAGGAGCTACTGGTGTTATACACCCAATGCTGAATGAAGCAGTTAGCCAATTCCAAAGCCAAGCCTATAAAGAATTATTACCCCCGAGTGGTCCTGTCCGCACACAAGTCTTGGGTGATACAACACCAGAATTAGAAAAACAGTCAGAACGTATAAAAACTGAGATGAATTACCAGCTTTTGCATGTTATGGAAGAGTATGATTCTGAATTTGACCAGATGTTATACTATTTAGGGCTATGTGGTAGTGCATTTAAGAAGGTTTACCCTGATCCGCAGCTTGGCAGACAGGTAAGTAAATTTGTACAAGCAGAAGATTTGCTAGTTCCATACAATGCTACTGATTTAGCCTCATGTGAACGTGTTACACACATCATTCGTATGTCCGAAAATGAATTACGCAAGTTACAGGTGAATGGTTTCTACCGTGATTTAGAGATAAGTCCTGGAGAAGGTGAGTATGATGAGCTGAAAGAGGCTAAAGAAGAGCTTTCAGGCTTAGAACAATCAGGTTCATATGAAGAATTAACCCTTTATGAGTGCCATTGTTATTTAGATTTAGAAGATTTTGCGGATAAAGATGCTGAAGGTGAGCCAACAGGTATAAAACTGCCGTACATTGTGACGGTATCTTCTGATTCGGGTGAAGTTTTGTCTGTGTACCGTAATTATGCTGAAAATGATGCGTTTAAGCGGAAAAAACAATATTTTATTCATTATATGTTTACTCCTGGACTTGGATTCTATGGCAATGGCCTGATTCATTTACTTGGTAATTTATCACGCACAGCTACAGCTAATCTACGGCAGTTAATTGATGCTGGCACTTTATCTAATATGCCAGCTGGATTTAAAGCTAGAGGATT